TGCTTGTTGCGCCATTGGTGGTGCTTGTTGCGGTACCGGTGGTGCTTGTTGCGGTACCGGTGGTGCTTGTTGCGGTACCGGTGGTGCAGGTGCGATACCAGGCTGCGCAAAGCGACCAGGGCCGGCTGCACGTGCGGCTGTATTTTGAAGCAAAGTGTTCAATAGGGCGCGTTTTTCAGGGTCAATACCAAGCGCCGCTCCAAGCAATGCCATTACGCAACCTCTCGCTCATTGACGATATCGCGGGCACGCCGGGTTGCGATATCCAAATTAACTGTCTTCAAACCGTCTTCGCGCTCAATGACGGCGTCTGGATCACGCTTCTCAACATCCTGTGCCATCACACCAATATGCGTGACCGGATCACCCTTGTATCTGTAACTGTAAACCGGCAACCCATCGACTAATGACCCGACACGATGGATATCTTCCTTAGCACGCCTATCCGACAACAGCGTCGCAACATCCCCGATGCTCGCGCCGAAGTTAAAACCAGACTGCTTGCTGGTGCCTTGGCCCGTAGCCTGTTGACCAAGACCCGCAGTCGGCAACAGTAATGACGCGAGTGCCCCCAAATCCTGCACCGGAATACCTTTGCGCTCAGCTTCAAGATCAAGCAGCGCTCTATCGCCCGCATCACGCGCCTCAATAGCTTGTCGGCTGGCACCAAATGCGCCACCACGCAAGCCAGCACGCTGGGCTTCCAATCCAGCCTGTGCTTGTGATGATCCAACACCCGCTTGAAACAAATTGCCCGCCGCACCCAACTGTTGGGCCTGATTACGGTTGAACTGTTCGAACAGTAACGGCAATGTCGCTTCACTGACGCCACGCGCGACAGCTTGTTGATTGGCCCCAGAAAGGTCACGCCCTGCGCCGGCAAACTGCGCGTTAATGCGATCCTGTACGTTCGTAGCGTTCTGTTGCAACGCCTCTTGCAGATACGGGTTGCTGAACGGATCGAGATGCTGACCGGCCGCGACACCACCGGTTTGCCCCTGAAAAGTCTTGAACGCGTCTTGCACACCACCTGTGCGATCAGGCGTCGCGAACAAATCACTAGCGAACTGTGCCTGTTGCCCGGCAAACGGATCGCCTTGTGCTGCCCGCCCCTGTAGCGATTCGATCGCGCCTGTTTGTGTTGCCGATGGTCCGGTTTCCAACCCACCAAGCTCACCAAGAAATCCCTTCAGCTGAGGGATGGCCGGTTCCCATGGATTGACCTGCTGATTTTGTGACGTTCGTGTTTTCTTCTGACCGAATGAAAAGCTCATGTGACTGCTTTCTGATAGAGGTTGTGACCTTGTCGTTCACCAGCAACCTGATAATGAGGCATCAATCGACGCCATGCCTTACGACCATAGAACCGAATTCGATCGGTCGAACATGCTTTGGCCCATGTCGTGACCTTATCATCAACATCCTTCGACCATTCATTGATGCGATCACCACCAAGCGCGTAAACGAGCATGTCGTTGGGTTCGACACGTGCGGTCACAAATGCCCCGATAATCGACTTCCCGCTTGTGATCATCCATAGATCAGCTAAACCATCAAGCACATCGTCATGCACTTCACCCAATGTAGTGTCCGTCGCGACCTGCAATCCCTTAACCAAGTGCATTCTCACGTGGTTCCAGACACGTGGGACCTCCTCAGTCGGAATCATATGTGCACCGTCACCAATCATCCCAAACCCACCCAAAAAAATGTCCTATCAGTTTGTGCATTATTCGCATGCGTAATTGTAAACTGTTGTTGTGTGACTGTCGATACGTATGCCGTACCGGCCCCGATCTCAGCTGCGGCGTTAGCCGTTGTCGGTTGCAAAAAGATCCGAGTGTCGGCACCGACCGTCAATGCATCGACATCAGTCGATGCAACGTTAGCGGTCAGAGTGACCGTACCAACGGCATTCGATCGACCTTCGAACAGATCACGGATCGCTCGCAGTACCCGCGTCATATTCCGTTCTGTAATGGCGGGCACATTCCCTGACATTATCGATGCCCCTCCCTCACAAAGTCAGGCTCGACACCTGATATGAACGTCCATTCAGTTCCGGTCGGAATGCGTACGCGGCCGCGTGCGTGCCGTGTTGACGCGCGCTGAGGCACGAACCCTTGGCTGTTCATCAACGCTTCCGATGTGAACGATTCGACAGCGTTCAGGTTTTCCCGTCGACCGGTCGACGCGTAAACAACATCGGCATCAGTGATCGGATACATTCCCCGAACAAACAGTCGTTTAGCGACGCTCGATTGCACCGCAGTATCAAGTGTCGCCTCAAGGTTGGGACCCGTGAAGAACCCCACCGACCCGGTCATACCGAACATCGCAATCTCAGCAAGCGCAACCGTCCGATATGAATCGAGAGACGCCACCAAATCCTCAAGTGATCCGCCAACGTAACCACCCGACACATACGCGTTCGAGAACGTCGATCCTTGTAGGTCGATATGCGTCGCATCAATGACCGTGATCAACCAGTTACCGTTCGCCTCTGTTGTGCCCGTCACTTCGGCAACGGCACGATAATCGCCCGTCGTCATGTCAGCAGTCGACGACACGGTAAGCCGGATCAACCCGCTACCATTGTCGGCGGCGCCCGATACGACCACGCTGTTGAGCACATCAAGCGCCTCAAGTGTCGTGCCCGGCTTACCGATCTGAGCGAGGTATTGCCCGGTCATTTCAAGCTCTGACCACCGGTCAAGCGCGTGATTGAACACGAGCACGCGATCGAACTGATCCGGGCTCGACCCAGCCGACGCATAGGTCCAAAGAACGACGTTATGCTCACTATCCGCACGCCCTTGCACGAGACGTGGCGAACCACTATCATGCGACCGAGCGAACGTGCGATCGACACGCTCGAACCCTATCGGCGTAATCCCACCGTCCTGTGTGATCGCTATGAAACCACGCTGCGAGTACATATAGACAATACCGTTTGACTCGACGATACTTTCAGGCACAGTTGAACCAAGATCATTCGCGATGCGATCGATTTGGAATACTAACGCGGAACCGGGCGAGAAGATCATGCGTCGAATGGCATCCGACTGAACAACAATTCCGAACTCACCACCGACCGATCCGGTAGTTGGACCACCATCAGGAAGATCCTGAGCACCCGAGAATGTCACACCGCTGGTCCATGTAGTGATGGCATTAAGTCCCGACCATTGCACACGATACGGTTGTCCGAAGATCTCCGTCGCGACAACAAATTGGTTGAGCACGGCGATGTGACCGGCCTGCGGTGGTGAGCCCGCAAGCACCGAAAACGCACTGTCGGTCTGAACGTCAAACACCTGCATCACATCATTTGCATGTGACGCAATGACTTTCTGACCGAATTGCACAAAGGACCAATTCCGGTCATCATTAAGTGCTGTGTATGTGCCCGCACCCAATGACACGTCGGTCCAACTATAGTTGGTATTGTCGAGCAAGTAGAGCTTGGTTGACGTGCCCGCAAAGATCAGGATTGATCCGTCATTCTTACGTGCCATGAACGCGCCACGACACGTCGCAGCGAGCGCGTCGGTGAATTCCTCCCACGTCTTGAACGGTCCGTATCCATCGACCTGTGGCAGAACGTTCGTGACGCTTTGCGTGTTCGATCGATTGAGGCTGTTCACATCGGGTCGATATTCGCCAAATGCTAGCATCAGAACTCCATGGCATAAACCCGGCCCTGATCAGCCTGGGTCATTTGATTCGTTCTGTCACGTAGCTGCTGTTCAGCCTCCTTGACCGCAACAGCCATTGTCGCAGCCAGTTCAGTGTCTTTGAGCACATGCAATGCAAGCTCGTTCTTCGCACGTGCCCGAATGAGCCGTTCCGCATCAACCATCCATCGATTACCAGTCTCATCATCCGACGCTGGTGCGGCAATCTTTTGCGTGCCTGTCACGCGGACGGTATAAGCCTGGTCCGGTATCGGATACAGCCTGATGAACTCATCAAAAAACGTATAAACCCACGGGAACCCCTGTTGCGATCCGTTGAACGAGAGTGATTCGAGAATGCCCGGTCGCTCGTAAAGCAGAACGTGAGGGATATCACCCACATTGACGTGCACATGGTCGATCTTCTGGATCAGCCCAATGCTGGCGTCGTTGTCCGAATCATAGAACTCTTGCGCCGCAACAGTCGAGAACGTGAGCCCACGTGTCTCGTTGAAGTAGAACCGCTCATCATTGTAGGCAACGATCGCATCCGAAATGGCATAGGCGATTTGGCTCGTGAGGTCATCACGAGCCAATTCGTCAGCGATCCTCGACTTCATTGTCGCAAGAGTTGACATGTCACCATTCCGTTACGCGTGCGAAGCCGTTCGCGGCAGCCCAAATGCCTTGAATGGCCCCCGTGAACGTTGACGGAATCTCCAAATACGTCTCGCTGGCCATCTGCCGTGTAAAGTTCGTTGTACTAGCAGTTGAATCGCCAAACGTGACGTACAGGATTGCCGTCGAATCGTTGTAGATCGCCGCACCACGGCGTGCAGGCTTGGCTGCAAGCACTTCGACCGATGATGCGGAACTTGCGACGTTCGATAGCTCAACACTCATATCAAAGCGCCTTCACAACCATGTAGTTGATCTTGATGGCACCATCCAAGGCATTAGCAGCATGCAAGTTGGTGACCGTGATGATAACCTGACCGGCCGAGACCTCACAGCCGCCGATACCGGGCGTACCGGCACTGCCGTTAGGGTCAACAGACGCGAACACAATGTCACCAGCGGCGATCTTGCTGTTCGTGAGTGTCAGGGTGTATTCAGCAGCAGCGGCCGTTGTGAGCGCTGCTGTCGTGACCTGACCGACTAGATCGGCCAATGTCGCGGCGCCGGCCGCAGCCGTTGCCGCACCAACTTCCGTCGCAATACCCTGCATCGATAGACGCTGGTTGCGATAGTAGTCGTTATTGACTTCCGGGCCTGTAGGCATATCCGAAATCTCCCAATTACTTCACAAGGGCTATGACGGATACTAGATCCGCCTTAGCGTTGGTTAACCTGCGATCGGCAGATATTCGATCCAGACACGACCGGCGCCGGCCGTAGCCGATGCGGTCGACGTGACTGCACATGTAACGACGGTATCTGACGTGACGTAAGAATCGTCGGTTGTTGCCATTTCGTCAGCAACAATCACACCCACAGTGCCCAGCGCAATTGCTGTCGCAAAGCCGTCTGGATCAGCAACAGTACCGATGTCGAGAGTGTTGGTGGTGTCACCATCAAATAGTGCCGAGACCACCACACCGCCGCGAATGACGACGCTACCGGCCGGAATGGTTCCGAGCGTTACGCTCTCACCGTCGTTAGCATACGTAATGTCGGCAGTCAGATAATGGATCTGATTGGTGTGATAGAGTTGGGCGTCTGTGCCCGCTGTGTTGGTCGCCATGATAAAAACTCCGTTGATTCATAATGATCGTTTATGGAATGCTGGTGATCATGTCACCAGCACTTGTTCACCTCGCTTTACGAAGCGGCGGCTGCGTAAGTCGACACGACAACAGTACCAAAGTCAGCACTGTTGAACACAGTCTTCTTGCAGCCCCAAATCGACCATGCGGAAACCTCAAGTTTCCGTTTATGATCAAGCAGTTCCTCGTTCCAACGATACTTGTCGCTGGAGCCACGACCATCACCACCGTAAGCGCAGCAGGCGGCTTGAGCGCCAAGCAGAACAGCACGACGAACGGTCGTCACAGCAGTTGATGCTGATGAGCTGTTGACACCTTGCGTTACGTCCTGGCTGGTTTTCAGGATCACGCCATTGTACTCGCCAAGTGCGCCGGTGTAGATCGGTGAGTTGTTGGCATCGATGCCGGCCATGGCCGCCTTCTGAATGTCCAACCACTGACCAGACGATGAATTGGTGCGCAGCGCCGTGACCTGGTATGGATGCAGGAACATGACGTACTTTTTCTGACCCTTGATGCGGATCGGCCGTACCATGTTGTCACCAACGATGGCGTTTTCCTTGGCCTTGTCGATCAGATCGAGCGTAAACGTGTCCGAACTGGTCAATCCCTCATCCGCCGACGCTGAGCCTGCAAAGATCCGACGCCCGGACGTTGGTCCCGAGACAGCATTCAGACCCGTAAATTTCGTGTTACTCTGTGGTGTGTACCCGCACACCTGGTTAAAGCATACCTTCAACTTCGGCGCGCTAGTGCCAAAGCCCGTTCTCTTATGAACTGCTGCATGTTTCCATGCAGGCGAGACTATATCATCATTCGCTTTCGCGAAGCTGGGCGCTTCCGGGCGCTTGCCCGTACTTCCTTGCGGAATAGTCGTTGAACCGTCATTTGACACGGCGATCCTTAACGAGGATTCCGCCGTTGCGCTGTTTACCGAAGTTGCAATTGTAACAGAGAATTTCAAGGTCGCTACGCAACCCATTCTTGAGAACGTCTTTGTATAACCCCGAACCCGATTCGCGACTGGCACCGGACATACGAAGCTTCCAACCATCATTGTTGATGTGATCGATGGTGAGGAACATTCGTTCCGTTTCGCCGCATGCCGCGCATTCCGAACCATATCGATCGAACACCTTGTTACGAAGTTTTTCGTAACGTATTCGCGCCATTTCATTGGCGCGATGTCTTCTCTCAGGGGTCCAATGTGCCGATGGGTCCAAGTGATATCTTTCCCTTGCACGTTTGAGCCGACGGTCTTTGTTGGTCTCATGGTGCTCTGCAACACGTCGCTTGTTGCAGACACCGCATTCATGGCGTCTGTAACCTTTGACTTTGTTGTAGATAGGAAATTCATCGAGTGACTTCTCTAAGTTACATTTCTTGCAAGTTCTACTGGTCATGATGGCCCCTATGGTTGATCGAATGATCTTGGGACTTTCTTACCACCAGTTTACTACAGTGTCAAAGCTTGGCTGCTGATTGTCTTCGGCCGAACCGGTCAGATGTCCCAGCAATTCACCCAGTTTATAGACGTCCTTTAGTTCAACGTCTCAGATTTACGATCGGCCCACCATTCAGCCAGGCCGCCTTTGGCTTCTTCGCGCAACCCAAATGGAACGCGTTGCTGATCGATGGTGTTCTTGCTTTTGACGCCAACAACGTGACCAAGCTCATTGATCGAAACCGAATCACTATAGATCGACAGTGATTCACCCTGGCCTTCAGCGACCTCATTCTCGGTCTTGCCGTCGCCGGTCAGGCGTGCGCGCAAACCGAAAGTGACGTTATCGCCGGAACCTTTTTTGGTTTCTGTTTTGACGTGGATAACCGAATTAGCATCCGTCCCCATGAGTGACGCGATGTCCAGATATTCCCGCATTGCCTGGGTCAAGCTTTTTGACCAGAGCTTGACGGCATAGGCGTCATTGACGCCGAAAGATGTAGTAGCCATGAGATAACCTCGTTTGCATATGTGCTAGATGTATCGATGAACGCATCTAACGCGGCGCAAACGGAGCGTTCGTTTAAGGCCGGTACGCTAGGCCGCGACAGCTGTCGCAAGAAACGGTTGTTTGTCCATCGCCAACCGTGATCGAAAGTTCA